ACTTTACCTACAAAAGCAACTTACAACCAATATCGTAATATTTTATTAGATTCAGGTGACTCATACTTTAGTGTATATAGTGGTTCAACTGCGGGAGCTCATGATTTACAAAACTTTTATGCAATTAACATTAATAGAGCAAGATACAAAGAAAGATTAGACCCAGGTAATATCTCAATTGATTTATCAGGTTCAGTTAGAAGTATTACCTTAATTGATGATAGTGGTGGAACGGATGAAAATGTAACAACCGCTGGTAGAGTTTATAACTTAGTTAGTGGTTCATTAAACATTGGAACTGCAGCTACTTCTTCAGTAAATAGTGCAACGGCATCTAATGGACAAGGATGGGGTTTATTCTATCCAGATATGGGAATCATTTTATTAAACCCAGCAGCATTATCTTCTTCGGTTGATACCAAATTAGCACCAGCATATGATTCACAAAAAAGTGTTTATCATAACCTTTCTTTAAGTGGTTCTACATATAGTGCAAACTCTGGCTCAGTAATGTTATTACGTTCTTTACAAGGTGGCGCTGACTTCCAAGTAAGAAGAACTGAAAACGTTTCAACATCTCATTATTTTGTAAGAGCAAACAATAGAGAATTTAACTTCTCAAACAACCCAACATTCGTAACAGGCTCAACTGGTCAGTTTGTTCAATCATTATTTGAAAGAGACCCGCATGTTTTTATTACAAGTGTAGGTTTATATGATGATTCAAATGAATTATTAGCAGTAGCAAAAACTTCTAAACCAATTGAGAAATCATTTGATAAAGAAGTGGCAATTAAGGTTAAATTAGATTTTTAGAGGAGAATAGCCAAATAACTATCTATGATTAAAACCATAGATTGAACCCAACCCTAAAAAGTTGGGTTTTTGTTTAATAAGATATTTATTAGTGATATGTTAAAAAGAATACCAAAATCAGATATTAGTATACGTCCATTTAAAGCCTATAAACAATGGGATTTTAATCAGGCTTCATCTGAAATTGCTTTATTGGAAGCTGAAGATGGAAATTATACATCAAATAGTGTAACAACTGATGGTGGATTATCGATTAATAAAAACTCATTATATGGACAACTAAGAGCTCAATTTTATAATGGACATGAAGATAATCCATTTGTAAGATATGGTGATAAATCATCTGATTATAATATACAAGAATCTACTCGTGATAGATATCTAAGCGGTTCGGCTAAAGTAATTTCTATTCCACAAATATATGTAGGCGAAGGAATCAAAAAGGGGTCTGTTTTATTAATTGATAAAAATGGAGTAACTACATCATTTATAGATGATAAGTTTGGAAATATAATTGGAGCAGGTGGAGATAGTATTACTTTTGGTAAAATTGATTTACAAGAACATAGTTTAAATTTTTTAGATATAGCTTCAAATGCATATTCTGGAACATTTCATACTATACCATATGTTGGATTCGATTTATCAGATGGTACATTTGATATAATTTACAATGGAACTAATTATAACTTAAACGTAGTGAGTTTTAATATAAATACGGGTGTTATGGTTGTAGAAAATATACCATTTTTAGAAGGAGCAGCTGGTAGTGATAAAATTGGTAACATATTTTACACACAAGGATTGATTGTATTAACTAGAGATGCAGCCGCAAAATTAAATACAAATTGGGAATTATCATTTAAATCTACAAAAACAATTTATGAGCATGAGTATCTTTTAATTGCAAATGATGATGAATTCAATGTATCCCAAAATCCAACGGCAGTAGTAGAGATTGGAAGAGAAAATGGATTTGTATCAGGCTCAGATGGTAAAATTTATAAAACAACTACAACTCCAGGTGTTAAATATATTAAAAAATTAACAACATTAGAAACAGGCGATATATTAGATTATAGATTTAGTGGTTCAATTGGTAATAAAAAAGCTGGATTTGAACACTATGATATAAGTGGCTCAGTAGATTCTACTGGTTCATTCTTAGCACCTATGATTACAACAATCGGATTATACGATGATAATTGTGATTTAGTTGCAATTGCTAAACTTCCACAACCAATAAAGTCAATGCCAGATTTAACTGTAAACTTTATTGTACGTTTTGATACTTAACTTATATTTATACTAAATACAAAAAACAATTATTATGGCAACAATCGAAGAATTATACAAAGCACAACAATCAGCATTAGGTGTTGATAAGATTAATTTTGATGCTGGTGTAAATGCAAAAACTCCATATACTACAAATGATTTGAAAAAAGCAGATGAGCAAGTTTTAACTGCTGAAAAATTCAAAACTGGTAGAGGTGGTGCAGTGAATGAGAAAAAATACTCAGACACATTTAAAAAATAAACCAACTTAATGGCTAAAAAAGTTACAAAAAAGAACAATCCAACTTGGGTTGCAAAGAAATACGGATTTAAATCAGGTTTAGAACAAACCATTTCCCAACAAATAGAATCCAAAGGAATTAAAGTAGAGTATGAAACTGAAAAAGTTCCATACATAATTCCTGCATCAAATCATACATATAGTCCTGACTTTAAACTACCAAATGGTATTAGAGTAGAGACAAAGGGTAGATTTGTAGCGGCTGATAGAAAAAAACACTTGTTAGTTAAGGCTCAAAACCCCACAATTGATATTAGGTTCGTTTTCTCCAATTCTAAGAACAAAATCACAAAAAACTCTAAAACCACATACGCAGATTGGTGTGATAAGAATGGTTATAAGTACGCAGATAAGGAAATACCGGATTCTTGGTTTTTAGAACCATAAAAATTTGGTAATATCAAATATTTGTTGTATATTTGATATGTGTTGAAAGTTAATGATAAAAATACGGTCATAACAACGCTATCTAATGCGTTGGGTAATTACTCCATATTAAAGGGTAATGAATTAGCCTTTTATTGTCCATTTTGTAATCACTCTAAGCAAAAACTCCAAGTTAATACCGAAACTCAAAAATGGCATTGCTGGACTTGTAATAGTGGTGGTAAGAAATTAACATCTTTATTAAAGAAATTAGATGTCGATAGAAAGACTATTTCTATTATTAGAGAGATATACGGAGATTCCAATTATAACCCTAAATTAGAGGATGCAGATACAAAAGTATACATTCAGTTACCAAAAGAATTTATATCGCTTGGTGAGTCTCCTAAAGGGTTTAATCCCGAATATAAACACGCAATACATTACCTTACTCAAAGAGGAATAGGTATAAAAGATATAATAAAATATAATATTGGATATTGTAAAGAAGGATTGTACGGACAAAGGATAATTATACCATCATACAATTCTGATGGTTCATTAAATTACTTTGTTTCTCGTTCGTATTACCCAGAGAATAAAATGAAATATAAAAATCCTCCAATCAGTAAAAATATAATATGTTTTGAATCACAAGTTAATTGGAACGAACCAATTATATTATGTGAGGGTGTATTTGATGCAATCACAATTAAAAGAAATGCAATTCCATTATTAGGTAAATTTCCATCTCGTAATTTGGTTGAGAAAATCTTTATGAGTGGAGTTAGTGATATTATAATTTCATTAGATAGTGATGCAATTAATGAAGCCCTTAAAGCAGCAGAATATTTTAGGAAGCAAGGGATAAATGTTAAAATGATGTATATGGAAGATAAAGATGCATCGGAAATAGGATACAAGAAATTCTACGAACAACTAAAGAAAACTAAAGAGTTTTCATCGGAAGAATTGTTATTAAATAAAATAAATAGTTTATGAGTAAATTAAAAAAGATTTACCACATCGCAGATGTACACATTCGTAATGTAAAAAGACACAATGAGTACAGACAGGTTTTTGAAAAAATGTTTGATGAGATTCGTAAAAGAGGTACGGATAATTCAATCATATATTTAGCAGGTGATATTGCCCATGCTAAATTAGAACTATCTCCTGAATTAGTTAGAGAGATTAGTTGGTTATTTACGGAATGTTCTAAATTGTGTGAAACAATCCTTATTACAGGTAATCACGATTGTAATATGAACAACTCCGATAGATTGGATGTATTAACTCCAATTGTTGAAGCCCTAAATCTACCAAACTTTATATATTTGAGAGATACACAAGTTTATTCCATCGGTGGCGTAGATTTTGGTGTATTTAGTATTTTTGATGATAAAGCAAATTGGCCTAAAGCTGAAACTCTATTTGGTAATAAGAAGATTGCATTGTTTCACGGACCTGTTGATAATTCTCAAACGGATATTGGATATGTAGTATCTTCTCGTCATTTTACACCTGATATGTTTGATGGATATGATTTAGCCTTATTGGGTGATATTCATAAACGACAAACTATGATTTCACCAGCAGGATGTAAAGTAGTTTATGCCGGTTCATTGATTCAACAAAACTTTGGTGAAACATTGGATAAGCACGGATTCTTAGTTTGGGATTTAGATAGTATGAAGTACGAAGAAGTTGATATTCAAAATGATTATGGATATTATACTATGGATGTTGATAATGGTAAAGTTCCTATCGTAACGGATATGCCAAAAAAACCTCGTTTAAGAGTTCGTTTATCTAATACTGATTCTGCCGATACTAAAAGAGTAATGGCTGAGATTAAAATGAAATATGGTGTTGAAGATTTCACAATTATCAGAACCGATTCCCTTGCTAAATCAAAAACAGGTAATAGATTAAATAAATTAGATTTTGAAGATATTTCCGATATCAATTATCAGAACTCACTTATAAATGAGTATGTTGAGAGAATGATGCCGTTTGTAGATAAAGAAGATTTAGATAGATTAGAAAATATTAATAGAGATATTAATAGTAGAATTGTAAACGAAGATGTTCAACGAAATATTCAATGGAAACCAATTCGTTTTGAATTTGATAACATGTTTAGTTATGGTGAAAAGAATAAAATTGATTTTACCAAATTAGGTGGATTGATGGGATTATTTGCACCAAACGCAACGGGTAAATCTTCTCTATTTGATGCGATATCATTTTGTTTATACGATAAGAGTAGTAGAGCTTACAAAGCTCAAAATATTATGAATAA